GCCGGATTTTCTCGTGCGGGGGTTTCGGAGGGGGGGGTAGTCCGGTGAGTGGTTCGCGTGGTCCCAAGCCGCTGCCGGCAAACGTGCATATGCTGCGGGGCAACCCCAGCAAGCTGCCGCTGTCCCAACTGATGGACTCCCTCCAGCCCGAGGTCGAGATCCCGGGCTGCCCGTCGCACCTGATGCCCGAGGCGCGCAAGGAGTGGCGCCGCATCACGCCGGAGCTGGAGCGCTACGGCTTGATCAGCAAGCTGGACCGTGCTGCGCTGGCGCTGTACTGCCAGGCCTGGGCTCGCCACGTGTGGGCCGAGGAGCAGCTCTTCCGTGCCGTCAAGTTGGCCGCCGCCAAGCGCGAAGCGGCCGAGGCCGCTGGCCAGGTCTACGAAGGCGGCGACGGCATCACAGTGCCGACGCCCGGCGGACACATGACGTACAGCCCGCACTGGGTCATCAGCAACAAGGCAATGGAGCAAGTTCACAAGTACTTGGCCAGCTTTGGACTGGACCCGGCGAGCCGCAGCCGCGTGAACACCAGCAACCACCTCCAGCGCAGCCTGCCAGGCATGGGCGACGACGACGCGCCCCGGGGATTCGGGGCACTGTGATCTGAGCATGAAGGACTACGCCGCCATCGCTGAGCAGTACGTCGACGACGTGCTCAGCGGTCGCATTCCGTCGTGCAAGTGGGTGCGGCTGGCCTGCGAGCGCCACCAGCGCGACCTGGCCCGCGCGGCATCCGCTGACATCACGTTCCCTTTCGTGTTCAACCCTGAACTGTTGGACGCAGTCACCGGCCGCAGCTACCGGCCTGTGAACCGCGTCTGCGGCTTCGCCGAGCTGATGCCGCACGTCAAGGGCGACTGGGCTGCGCGCGGTGAGACCATCCGCCTGGCCGGCTGGCAGGTCTTTGCCCTGGCCAGCATCTACGGCTGGGTGCACCGCGAAACCGGCAAGCGCCGGTTCCGGAAGGCGGACCTGTTCATTCCGCGCAAGAACGCCAAGAGCACCCTGGCCAGCGTCATCGGGCTGTACGGCTTGACGCTGGACCGGGAGTTCGGCGCCGAGGTCTACAGCGGCGCCACCAGTCGCGACCAGGCGCATGAGATCTTCCGACCGGCGCGCCTGATGTCTCTGGCGAACGAAGCCTTCCGTCGCGAGTACGGCGTGATTCCGAACGTCAGCAATCTGGCGGTGGTGGACACCAACAGCAAGTTCGAGCCCGTCATCGGCAAGCCCGGCGACGGCGCCAGCCCCAGCCTGGCGCTGGTGGACGAGTACCACGAGCACGCGACCGCCGAGCTCTACGACACGATGTGGACAGGCATGGGCGCCCGCAGTCAGCCCCTGCTGGTCGTGATCACCACCGCGGGCGACAACGTCGGCGGCCCATGCTTTGCGCATCAGGGCGAGCTGCAGAAGCTGCTCGAGAAGGTCATCGGCGACGAGCGGCGCTGGGGGATCATCTACACGGTCGACGCCGACGACGACTGGACGGACCCGGCGGTTCTGTGGAAGGCCAACCCCAACCTGGGCGTGTCGATCGATCCGGAGAAACTCGTCGGCGACCAGGCCGAAGCCATCCGCGATCCGCGCAAGCAGGCGGTCTTCAAGACCAAGCACCTGAACCTGTGGGTCAACGCCGCCAGCCCGTGGGTGAACCTCGAGAGCCTGCAGCGTGCCGGCGACCCGACGCTGCGCGCAGAATTCTTCCGCGGCGAGCACTGCTGGCTTGGCCTGGACCTTGCCAGCAAGACCGACATCGCCAGTCGGGCCAAGCTGTTCCGTCGGCTGGTCGAAAACGACTGGCACTACTACCTGTTCACCCGGCACTGGTTGCCCCAGGCCGCGATCGCGCGCCCGGAGAACGAGCATTACCGTGCCTGGGTCGCCAGCGGCCACCTGGTGCAGACACCGGGCAACATGATCAACCTGCGCGGCATCCAGGAGGACGTCGAGGCTGAGTCCGAGCTGCACATCGTCGACGAGATCGCGATGGATGCCTGGGGCAGCCGCGAGATCCAGCCCAACCTTCAGGAGGGCGGGTTCACGGTGGTGGACGTGCCCATGCAGACGCGTCACCTCAGCGAGCCGATGAAGCTGATCGCCGCGCTGATCGACGCCGGCCGATTTCATCACGACGGCAACCCTGCCACGCTGTGGATGTTCTCGAACGTCGAGGTCCAGGAGGACCGGAACGAAAACATCTTCCCGCGCAAGGCATCTGCGGAGCGCAAGATCGACGCTGCCGTGGCTGCCATCGTGGCGATGAGCCGCGCAATGATCGGCGCAGCCGAGCAAGAGCGCTCGTTCTGGGAGGCCGCCGCTTGAACTGGCGAGGTCTCTGGCCGTTCGGTCGCAAGTCCAGCACGACGCTGGATCTGTTCCGCGAGATTTTCGGCTCCAAGACGAGCAAAAGCGGCCAGACCGTTGGATTGAAGGAGGCGATTCGCTGCGCCACCGCGTTCGCTTGCGCGCGAGTGATCGCGAACGGTGTCGCGCAGGTGCCGCTGAAGTTGTTCGCCGAGACCGAGGGCGGCCAGCGCACGCCGGCGCGGACCCATCCTCTTTACCGGGTGTTGCATCGTCGTCCGAACCCGTGGCAGACCTCGTTCGAGTTCCGCGAGACGCTGGGCTTGCACCTGACACTGGCTGGCCGGGCCTACTGCTACAAGGTCATCGTCGGCGGCAAGATCAGGGAGCTGATCCCGTTCGAGCCCGGCCGGGTGCGCACCACGCTTGCCGAAGACGACATGACGGTCATCTACGAGGTGACCGGCAGGAACGGTGAGCTGCGGCGCTTCGACGCCAGTCTGATCTGGCATGTCAAGGGCCCGAGCTGGGTGGGCTGGGAGTCTCTGGATGCGCTGGAACTGGCGCGCGAGGCCGTGGGGCTGTCGATTGCTGCGGAGAGCAGCCAGGGCGCCATGCACAGGAACGGCATGCGGGTCCCGGGCGTCTACTCGGTCGAGGGCTCGCTCAACCCGCAGCAGTACAAGGACCTGCGCAAGTTTCTGGCGGACAACCACGCGGGCGAAAACGACGGCCTGCCGATGATCGTCGACCGCGCCGCCAAGTGGCTGCCGCTGGCACTGTCCGGCGTCGACGCCCAGCATCTGGAGACGCGCCGCTTCCAGGTGGAGGAAGTCTGCAGGGCGATGGGCGTCATGCCGATCATGGTCTTCAGCAGCGACAAGGCGGCCACCTACGCCAGTGCGGAGGCGATGTTTCAGGCGCACGTGGTGCACACGCTGGCGGCCTGGTGGGAGCGGCTCGAGCAGAGCATCGACTGCAACCTGCTCAGCGAGCAGGACGAGATCGATGGCATCTACGCCAAGTTCATGGGCAACGGCCTGATGCGCGGCTCCATGAAGGACCGCTCCGATTACTTTGCAAAGGCGTTGGGATCCGGCGGCGCGCCGGCCTGGATGACGCAGGACGAGGTCCGGGCTCTGGAAGAACTGAATCCGATGGGCGGTGCTGCACAGCAGCTGCCCGTCGCAACCAACCTGCGGCCGGCCTTGGCGCCGCCGGCCTGAAAGGAAAGCATGGCCATCGAACGCGCAAGTTTCAGCCTGCGCGAGCTCAAGCTCGCCCCCTCCGAGTCCAAAGAGATGACGTTCGAGGGATACGGCGCCGTCTTTGGCAACGTCGACAGCTACGGCGACGTGATTCAGCCCGGCGCGTTTGCCGAGTCTCTTGCCGCCTCCGCGCAGTCGCAGGTCTGGCCCGCGATGCTCTTGCAGCACGGCGGCTACGGCTTCGGTGCCGAAGACATGACGCCCATCGGCATCTGGACCTCCCTGGCCGAGGACGGAGTCGGCCTGAAGGTGACCGGCAAGCTGGCCGACACCGCGCGCGGCCGCGAGGCCTACGCGCTACTGAAGATGGAGCCGCGGCCGGCGATCAGCGGCCTGTCGATCGGCTACATCGCCAAGGAATGGCAGCAGCGCAGCAAGCCCGAAGAGCCGCGCCGCACCCTCAAGAAGGTCGACCTGCTCGAGGTCAGCCTCGTCACGTTTCCGGCCAACGGCAAGGCCCGCATCTCCGCGGTCAAGTCGTTGGACGAGATTGCATCGCTGGCCGATGCGGAAGCCTTCCTTCGTGAGGTCGGAGGGCTGAGCAAGAGCCAGGCGGTGGCCTTCATCGCGCGGGTGAAGGCGGCATCAGGCCGGGGCGATCCCGACCTGGAGCAGGAACTCCGCGAATCGCTGGCCAAGCGGGGCCGCGCCCTGCTGTAGCAGCACTGAATCCACTTCCACACCACGCAAAGGAAATCCCATGGACCTCATCGAAATCAAAAAGGTCATCGACCAGCAGGGCGAGGCTTTCGAACTGTTCAAGAAGACCAACGACGAGCTGCTGAAGGCCAAGGCCGAAGGCAAGGCAGTGGCCGACATCGAGGCCAAGCTCACCAAGATCAACACCGTCCTGGACGAACTGGCCGACCAGAAGAAGGCCATCGACGACATCCTGCTGAAGGCGGCCCGTCCTGGCGGCCTGGGTAGCGACGTCAAGGGCGCCGAGGCGAAGGCCGCAGAGCTCAAGGGCTTCAACGCCACGCTGCGTGCCGAGTACCAGGCCAAAGGCAAGGCCTTCCCGGGCGAGATGCAGCAGGACGCGTATGACCACTACAAGAGCGGCTTCTTCAAGCTGGCCGTCGGCGTCACGATGGATTCGCTGAGTGCGGACGAGCGCAAGGCGCTGAGCGCCGGCAGCGACCCGGATGGCGGGTACCTGCTGCCGAATTCGACCGCCGGCCGCATGGTCACCCGGCTGTTCGAGCAGTCCGTGATGCGCCAGCTCGCGGACGTGCAGACCATCAGCACCGAAAAGGTCGAGGGCGTCGTCGACGACGGCGACGCTGACGCCGGCTGGGTCTCCGAGATGGGCTCACGCAACGACAGCGCCACGCCGAACGTCCGCAAGTGGGAGATCGCGGCCCACGAGATGTACGCCATGCCGAAGGTCACGCAGAAGCTCATCGACGACGCCGTGGTGGACGTCGAAGCCTGGCTGGCGGGCAAGGTGGCCGACAAGTTCGCGCGCGTCGAGGGTGCCGCCTTCTGGACGGGCACCGGCGTCGGCCAGCCGCGCGGCCTGACGGCCTACCCCACGGCGGCTACGGCCGACGGCAGCCGCGCCTGGGGCACCTTCGAGCACATCAACACCGGCGCCAACGGTGCGTTCCACACCACCCAGTTCGACCCGCTGCAGGATCTGCAGGGCGCCATGAAGGATCACTTCCTGCCGAACGCGCAGTGGCGGATGCGCCGTGAGGTTCGCACCGCGGCGCGCAAGCTCAAGGAATCCACGACCAACCGGTACCTCTGGGAGCCGGG